GCTCGCCGCCGCCGCCCGCGGAGCATAAGGACGTTAGCTAGTGCCATTAGGCGTCACACTGCTCGAGCTGCGCCGCGAGCTGCGGGCCGAGACCGGCACGTCGCTCAACCCGTTGCAGGGGGTACAGGCACAGGAAACCATCGACCTGCTGCTGGCGCGGCAGCAGCGCGAGCTGTGGGACGCCTATAACTGGCAGCACTTGAAAATATGGGTCGACGTGCCGCTGACCGGCGGGCAGGCGGTATATTCCTACCCGAAGGAGATGGCGTTCGACCAGATCGTCCGGGTCTATATCTCCCAGGTCACCCGTGACGCGGCCGATGTGATCACCTCGGCTTCGTCCTGGTCGCCACTGGTGTACGGCATCAAGGCGTTCATGATGCACCTCGGCCCGACCAGCACCGGCAAGCCGGTGCGCTGGAGCAACGTCGCCTCGATCGATACCACCGGCCCGGTGCCGATCACCAACCCAGTCGGGCAATTCCAGCTATTGCCGATGCCGGACGACAACATCGCCCATCCCGAGCAGGGCTATGTGCTGCGGTTCGAAGGCCAGGCGCCGCTGTCGCCGCTGGTCGCGCCGACCGATAGCTGCATTTTGGATTCCAAGGCGATCGTGCTGTTCGCCGCGGCCGAAATGCTCGCTACTCAGAAGAGTGAAGCTGCGCCAATGAAGCTGACCAAGGCGCAGAATTACCTGCGGCGGCTCTTAGCCGACCAGGGCGCCGACAAGCGCGCCAACTACAACATGGGCGGTGTGTTCCGCGGCGGCAACGATCCCGACAAGAGCATGCGTACTACCCGCTATGTCGACTACGTCCCGAACTGATGGAGGGAGTAGTTGCCCTACTTTACAATCACCGACTTCGCTGCCGGGTTGGATCTGCGGCGCAGTGAGCTGACCGCGCCGGCCGGAACGCTGCGGTCGATGCGCAACGCCCACGTTACGCCGGGCGGCGAGATCGAGAAGCGGATGGCGTTCGTGCCGTTTTGGACGGTCGACGCCGCCAGCAGGGGATTGGTCGAGGTCAACCAGAAGCTCTACACCTTCGGCCCAAATGGCCCCTACAAGGTCGAGCCGCCGTCGGGGGTCTGGTCGATCGGCGTGCTCGGCCAGCAGACCACCACGATCTACGAGATCATCGACTACGACCTGTTCGACAACAAGGTGTTCACCATCCTGTGGAAGGACAGCGTAGGTACCGTCGGTCGCTACTACGACGGCATCGACCTACCCTTGGCCAGAGGCTTCTACTGCCGCACCTACAAGAACAAGATGTACACGGTCGAGCATAGCATTCTCTACTTCTCGGCGATCGGCAACGCCGGCGACTGGTCCGGCATGGCGCCGCCCGACCCGACCAACTTCATCGACCTGTCGATGGGTGACAGCGACATGACCGACAGCGTCGCGCTCGAGGTCTACTACGACAAGCTGGCGATCTTCAGCTCGACCGCGGTGCAGCTGTGGATCATGGATCCAGATTTCACAAAGAATCAGTACGTGCAGACCCTGCGCCAGGCCGGCACAACGGCGTGGCGTTCAGTGATGCAGTACGGCTCCGGCGACGTGATGTATCTGTCGCATTCGGGAATACGATCACTGCGCGCCCGCAACTCTTCGTTGGCCGCGGCGGTGTCCGACATCGGCTCGCCGCTGGATCCTTTGCTCCAAGATCTATTCCGGTCGATGGGACCGGATTGGATGAGCGGCACGATCGCGCTGTTGCAGCCGGTCACCGGCCGATTCTGGATCATCATGGCCGGGTCCAAAGACGACGAAGACGCGCCGATGACTTCGAAGATTTACGTGCTCAGCGCGTTCCCCGGACCGAAGATCACGGCTTGGAGCGAGTACGACGCCGGCTTTGTCATCACCGCCGCGTGTCTTCATCAAAACCGTGTGGTGGTGCGCGACGATAACAACACCGTCTACGCCTATGGCGGGATCTCCGATGTCGGCCCGGTCTATGACGATTGTCCGGTCGAGTTGATCTTCCCATTCCACGCCGGCGAGGGCGTCGCGACCTTCAAATCCTTCTCCGCGCTGGATGCCACCTGCTCGGGCGTGCCTTGGCAGGTGTCGGCCGCGTTCAACGTTAACAACCCTGCGGTCGAAGACGAAATCGGCATCTTCGACGGCCCGTCGTTCCCGCAGGGCAAGATCCAACTCTTCGGCCACGCCACGCACATGTCGCTGCGGCTGCGCTCGCAGGAGCTGGGGCCGCAGATCCTCTCCAATCTGGTGGTGCATTACATCGGCGGAGAGACCGGATGATCGAGATCAGCAACGCCGACCGCGGCATGGTCCAGGCGATCCTCGACAACCTGCGGGTCGACGACGCCGAGGAAATGGAAGCCGCCGGCACCGATATCGACCGGCTGGCGTCGACCCTGATGCGGCACAGCCAGTTCGCGTTCTGCGCCTGGGATCATGAGCTGGGGCCGATCTCGGTGTGGGGCCTGGTGCTAAGACGCTCCGGCGTCGGCGCCGGCTACGCTTTCGGCACAGACGACTGGGGCCGCGCCGTGTTACCAATGGTGCGGCAGATCAAGGGATTTGTGCTGCCATATCTTGTTAGCTCGGGGATCCACCGCGTCGAAGCGGTGGCGATGCGCCAGCGCGACGATGTCCGCAGATTTATGAATTTGATTGGCGCCAAAGCCGAAGGCGTGCTGACCGGCTATGGCACATGCGGCGAAGACTTTGTCTCATACCGATGGCTAGCCGATGAATATGAATGTGACCGAGCTGAAGCGACCCAAGCGAACGGTGCGTACCCCGCACATTAACGTCCGCATGGCGGAATCGGCCGACGCTCCGATGCTCGCCGACTTCCTCGGCGAGTTCTTCGAGCTGTCCTGCTGGTCGAAGCACTTGAAGTATCACCGTGAGAAGACCGAACGCTACCTGGCGGCCGCGGTCGGCACCCAGTTCGCCATGTATGTGATCGCGCTCGACACACGCGACGACAACAAGCTGGTCGGCGTCTGCTCCTATCATGTGTTCGATGTGTTCTCCGAGCCGATGGGGGTGATGGACGAGACCTACACCGTCCCGAAATATCAGCGCACCGACCTCGGCCGGCGCTTGGTCGACATGGTCATCACCCTGGCCCGCCGCGACGGCTGCAAGGTGATCAACTTTCCGATCTGCTCCGGCATGCCGGAGCAGAACTCTTTGATGAACATGGTCGGCCGGCACTTCGGCGCCGAGCCGGTCGGGATGATTTTCAGGAAGGTGCTCTGATGGGTGGCAAGGGCGGAGCCAGGCCGACCACCGGCGCCGACTCGATCACCTGGGGTCCGCTGGCCCGGGCTAACGGTTGGGGCTGGGATGCCGAGCAGCCAGCTGCGGCCGCAGCGCCAGAGCCGGCGCCGGTCGAACAGGCGGCCGCGCCCGAGCCGGCGGCGGTGCAAGAGCAGGCCACGCCGGCCGCGCCCGGGCCGCAGGGACCGATCGGCGACCCGATTCCGCCCGGCCAGGCGACCGGCGGCAGCATCACCACCACCCAGGATACCGGCGCCAAGCTGGCGCAAACGATCGCCGCGCCGTCGATGTGGACCGACCAATTGAAGACGCAGGGCCTCAACGGCTCTGGCAGTATGACAACAACCGGACAGGTGTAGCCATGCCATGGACCGACATAGGCGGTAACTACCACTGGGGCGATACGCCAGGCTGGACGGCAGAGCCGGAGCCGGCGCCAGCGCCGGCACCGTTCGTGATACCGACCGTGACCAAGCGCCCGCCGGCGCCGGTGGCGCCGCCGGTGGCTGGACCAGCCCCGCCACCCGCGCCGGTCGAGGCGATCGGTCCGCCGATCTCGCCGGGCGGTCCGATCGTCAGCAAGTTGCAGACCGGCAGCCAGCCGCTTTCCACTGGGGCAGTGCTGGCCGGCACTCTCCTGCCGCCGCCGTCGATCTGGCAGGCCCAGGCGCAACGACCGGCCACCGCACCCGGCAGCATCAGCACAACCAAGTAGGGGATCAACATGGGCGGCAAGGGCGGCGGCGGACAGCAGTACTACCAAGAGCCGTTAGACAGATCCGGCAATGCGACCTTGGAAGAGGCAGAGAAGACGCTGGCCGCCAAGAAGCCGCTCGACATGAGCGGCTACCAAGAGAACATCAACGTCAAGAAAGCGGCCGCGGATGCCACCGCAAAGCCGGAAAATACCTCGACGCCGGACAAGACCACGCTGCCGGCCGAGGCCGTGTCCGGCACCGAGACCACCAAGGACAGCACGGGAAATATCGTGGCCAAGGCGATCATGACGCCGCCGGGCTTCTGGGCAGACTACGGCAAGCAAGCGCCGATCGATCCAAACGCACAAGTATGAGGTGACGCCATGGGCGGCAAAAGCGGACCATCGAACAACCAAATGGTGCAGCTGGAGATGCAGCGCGCCCAGGAAGCCAAGCAGAAAGAGAACGAGCGCCAAGCTCGGCTCAATCAGGGCAAAGGCGCGATCGATACCATCTTCGGTACCGAAAACTTCGGCGATGATTTCTATGAGAATTATCGCAAGGCCGGTCTCGACTACACCATGCCGCAGTTGCAGAGCCAGTACGCCGACGCCAAGCGGACCTCCGAGTCCGATCTCGCCAGGGCGGGACTGTTACGATCGGGAGCGGCCGGCTTTGTGCAGAACAAGCTGACCGAGCAGCAGGGCGTCAACGAAGCCGGACTGCGGGCCAAGGCCGACACCGACACGGCTGAGCTGCGCAAGAGCATCGCCGCGCAACAGCAGCAAGCCTACAACCAGCTGTACGCCACCGAGGATCCAACGGTGGCCGCCAACACCGCGGCGACCTCGGCGTCGAACGCGCAGTTGCAGCAGCCGAATCCTGGCTCGCTTGGCGACATGTTCAAGCCGATCGCCATCGGTCTGGGGTCGGCGGTCGCGCCGGCGATCGGCGAATACCAAGCCAACAAGGCGCTCGCCGCCCGGACCGGCCGCGAGCCGGGATCGTCAACCATAACGGGCTAAAGTCATGTGCGACCCGATCTCGATCATTGGCCTGGGCTTCTCGATCGGCATGTCGCTGTACAACATGCAGCAGCAGCAGGACATGGCGAGCCAGCAGTCGGCTGCCAACGATCAGTGGGTCGCTTACCAGCGAAGACAATCACAAGACTATCTGCGGCGGGATGAAGACCTGCGCAAGAACGCCGAGGCCGCGCGCAGCGGTTCGCTCGAGGAGCTGGACGCCAAGAAGCAGACCGCGGCGCAGGAGGGCGAAGCCGAGCGGTTGAAGGTGGCACTGACGCCGGAAGATGTCGCCAACCAGGCGAGCGGCGATCCCAATGCATTGGCGTCGGCAATGTTCTCGGGCCAGCAAAACGGCTCCGACGAGATGAAGACGGCGATCCAGGGCCACATCCAGCAGGCCGCGATCGAGGCAAGGAAGCGGATCGCGGCGCTGGCCAACGTGCAAGCCTACGGCGGCTCGCAGTATGGCCTGACCAACCGCGCCAACACCATCTTCAACACCGCAGGCCAGGACATCCGCCTGGCCGGCAACGAACGCGCCGGCGTGTTGTCGGCCTATAACGTCGCCAAGGCGGTCGAGCCGATCAAGATTGCGCAATACAGCGGCGGCGCCGCCGGCGGCTTAGCCAATGCCGGCGCCCAGGTCGCCGGCCAGGGTCTCGGCAACGCGCTAGCCGCGAGCATATGAGGGCATCATGGGATCGGAGTTTCTGACGTTCCAACAGGATCCGTCCTGGGGCAACCTCGCCACCAGCATCGGCAACGCGATCCGCAACTCACCGAAGCAGGCGCTCGATCAGAAGATGACGGTCGAGCAGATCGTCGCCTTGCGCGCCAAACAGAAGCGCGACCAGGCCGAGTTCGACGCCAACACCGCCGCCGGCAATACCGCGGCCGAGGCGCTGGCCAAGGCCGAGCCGCCGATGAGCACGCGCGATGTCCAGATCGAACAGCAGGGGCCAGTAAACCCGGCCGACCCGACCACGCAACCGGGCGAGATCTTCCTGCCGCCGACGACCGCCCAGGAGCAGTATCTCGATCCGCGGGTGGCGGCACGCTACAAGGCCGAGCTGCCGTTCTTCCAGGCCACCGCCCGCGCGCAAGCGTTCAAGGATCCCAACAATCTGCCCGGCGTCTATGCCAAGGGCCAGGTCGGCTTGGGCGGCGTGCCGAGCGATCCGCAGCGGCAACAGCAACTCGAATACTTGAACACCGGACGGTTCGATAAAACCAAGGGCGACAACTACGTCGCCGTGAAACGCGACGGCAGCAGCACGACCGCCATCCCGGTCGGCGTGTCGACCGATGGCCGCTACGATTCGCTCGGCCGGGACATGTGGAAGAACCTGCCGCCGGACATGGTGCTGGTGAAGGCCGGCGAGCGCGGCATCACGCCGCCGGCGTCCGACAATGCGATGAAGACCTGGGCCATCCCAGGCCCCGACGGCCGGCCGCTGCCGGGATCGCTGAAGTCGTCGGGCACTTCGCCCGGCCCCGAGTATGTGCTGTCAACGCCGCTGTCGTCGGCGCCGGGTGAAATGAAGACCTGGGTGCTGCTCGGGGCAGACCGCCGGCCAATCCCCGGCTCGGAAACCACGGCA